ACAAAACGAGAAGCACTATTATCTTTGCGAACATCAATAGATGCAATGCGAACACTTAATGCAAATGTGAGAGTACAGGTATGAGCGGAATACATCCTTCTTTAAAATCACTTGCTGTAGACATCGACACCCTTGACTACCTTGAGGGAAATCCGCGAATCGGAAATGTTGAAGCAATTATGGCTTCATACTCGGAGTTTGGCCAGGTAAAGCCAATCGTCGCTAAGAAAAATGAAGACGGAACAGCAACTGTTATCGCAGGTAATCACCAACTTGAAGCGGCTATTAATCTCGGGTGGGAACAGATTGCGGTTATTTTTTTAGACGCCGACGATAAGAAAGCAATTGCTTTTGCGCTTGCCGACAACAGAACGATGGAGCTTGGTTACACAGAACCAGAACTCCTTACGGACATGCTTCTTGAAATTAGTGAGTACTACCCAGACCTTCTTGATGGATTGGGTTGGGACGAATTCGAACTTGCATCAATGGAAAGCGACATGATAATTGAGCAAGCAAGAATAGATAACTCCGAAGAAGAGATTCCACAGACTAGAGAACAAATAGCAGAGCAAAAAGTTTACGACGATGCTGTTGACTCAATAAAAGGAATGGTTCAAAAAGATGATTCCGGAGAAAACAGAATCGTTGCTAATTCAAACTTAGACCATTCTGATATTGCTACTCGTGGCTCCACTATTGCGGTACCGGGCTCGGCCCCACAAGCAGCTGTTCAATACACAATTGTTTTCGATAATGCCGACCAACAGGCTCAGTGGTACAAATTCATCAAGTGGCTGCGTTCTGACCCAGCTGTTGACGGGGACACCACGGCAGAAAAACTGATTAACTTCATAGACCCACACATGCCATGACCAGACAAAGAATGTTCTTGAACATTTCGTGCGTGGAAGCTGCGCGTCAAAGAATCAGACATGTCTACGACCAGTTCGACACTGTATGTGTGCAGTTCTCTGGGGGCAAAGACTCAACGGCTGCCCTGCTATTAGCGAAAGAAGTCCATGAGGAACGCGGACTCGGCCCGGTAAAAGTCATCTTTAGAGACGAAGAGATGGTTAGCCCAAAGACCATTGAATATGTTGAAAGAGTAAGAAACTACGACTGGGTAGATATGGAATGGTATTGCCTCCCATTTATTGCCGAGGTGTGGGTTCTTGGGAAGCGCGAACGAATCCTTCTATGGGGTGCTCTTCGCGGCAGCGAGGGCAGGTGGGTCAGGGACATGCCGCCATGGGCAATCAATGCTGAAACGCTTGGACTAAACCCAGCCATGTCACTCCCAGAGCAAACCGACTATTACACAATGCAGGGAAAGGTCGGCAACGTTGCCTTCATCACTGGCGTTCGTGCAAGTGAGTCGATGGTTCGTTATCGCTCAATCGTTCAGAAGCTTCATGAGAATTACATCGTTACCCCATACAAGCTGAAAAGAGGGATACCTCTTAAGTTTGCAAAGGTGATTTATGACTGGAATACGGACGATGTTTTCAAGTTCATAGTCGAAGAGCATGGTTCTGATTATTGCGAGTACTACGACCTTGCTGCTTTGACTGGAAGCAATACGCGAGTTGGCATCCCACTCCACTCGATTGCTATCAGAAGAATTGGAGATGTCGTTGCTACTGAGCCAGAGTTCTACGACAGACTTGTTGAGTGTTTCCCGCACATTGACGCTCAAAGAAGAATATGGAAAGACTTCGATGTTGAAAAGTTGATTTCCAAGTATGCCAAGGATGGTTTTACTGGTGCGTCAAACTTCATTAATGATTTTATTATCGGCGAAGAAGCAGCGCGTTCTGCAAGAACCTTCGTTGCAAAGTTTAGACAGAAGCAAGCAACAGACCCAGGCGGGTATCCGCTCAATTACTTGATTAGAACGCTTCTTCTAAATCAGTTTGACTCAAACTCTCCAACACCAGTCGGCCCTAAGACAAAGGCACATGCTGTAAGAACTATTGAACAAACAGAGGAACAAAGTGAAACATTTGAATATTAATTACGTTAAGGCAAGTGATTTGAAAATCCCAGAGTGGAAAGCAACGTACATACTTCGCCCTGACCTTCTAGTGCTTTCTGCGTCTTTAATGGAGTTTGGGTTTATCGAACCAATCCATATTCGCGCTTCAACCAAAGAGGTCATTGATGGCAGCGAAAGACTGAGACTAGCCCTAAACGTTTCCAGAATTATTGATGCTCACGGGGACATGATTCCAGTAATCGAACACGATTGCGACGGTCTTACGGCAATGATGATGCACCTACGCCTGAATAGGGGTCGCGGCAATCTTGTGTCAAAGAAGATTTCAAACATCGTACGAAAGCTAAAACAGTCTGGCAAATACAATCGCCACGATTTTGATTCTCTTTTGTGCATGAAGACTGACGAGCTTGAGGTAATGTTGGAGGCGTCAATCATAAAGACGAGAAACATAGCCGAACACACATACTCTCGCGCCTGGGTCCCAATTGAGGCCCCTGCCGGAACAGTGGACAGCGAACCAGTTGTAGAAAGACCACCGAATCCAGATAGGTGACGGTGATATAATTACTTTATTAATCCGTCCAAAAATGAGGAATAATTAATATGCCACAGCCAATTCAAGGTCCGACACTTGCCGAAGTTGCACTCAACGTTGACCGTAGACAAAAAGAAATCAGAAAAAAAGGACAGATTTCACGTCGTGGGCAAGCTGAGCTAAAGAAGCTTGCGGAAGCATTGAAGGGTGCTGGAGCAACTAAAAAAGATTTAGCAAGACAGAGGCAAATAGCCAGACAGCTGAACGCTTATAGGACAGGAGGAAAAGGCGCTCCATCCACCCGAAAAGCCAATGCACTTTTCAATGAGTCTGGGAAAATTGCTGCAAGAGCAAGAAAAAGAACGGCAGAACTAAAGGCTGCAGCCGACAAGAAAAAGGCCGCCCAGAAAGCCGCTTCTAGAAAGAAGGCCGCCAAGAAGAGGGCTGCCAAGAAAACGGCAAAGAAGACAGCCAAGAAGGCTGCACGACCAGTTAAAAAAGCAGCCAAGAAAAGTCGTTAGAACTTAATTATTAAGCTGTAAATAATTAGTGCTTTTCTTTAAAGTGCTACAATTGGACTGAAAAGTTGCAACCTCAGAGGTAAGCCATGCTCGTATCAGTTCCAGATTTAGTCACATATATGGACATCTCTCTATCCCTGCGTCAGCAAGATGCTGCGGTGATGGTTCTTGAAGGCCTACAGAGCGAGTTAGAGGCATACCTAAGAAGACCTATTGAACCGACAGAGTTCACCGAAGAATACGTTCTTGACTCAGGCCATCTCGGCGTTCCAATGGGAACCTTTCTCTCCGTGAACAGACCAGTTGGAGACTCATTCAGCACCACAAGTCCTGTAGAAAATACTGTTTACACAGAGCCACCGCAGACTATATATCTGCGCAATTCACCAGTGGTCTCCGTGATTGAGGTTACTGTCAAGCCACAGTTTGGCGCTGAACGGGTGCTCGTTCCAGAAAGCGACTATGTCGTTAGGCGATTTGGGATTGATTACTTCTTCGGATTCTCCAATGACATAGTGACGGTTAACTACACGGCTGGACTTGATGGTGAGAACATAAAGATGTTTAAGTTGATGATTCTTCGTGCCGCGACTCGTGAAATGCAAAACATGCACGATGACGTTGTTGGTGTTAAGGACCTCAACACAAGAAACGTCGCCCCACTGGAAACAGGATTTAGCGACCGCGAGCTTGCCTCTGTCAGGAAGTACAGAAGAGTTAGAGTTGCGTAATGGCTAGGACAACTGGCAGGATAACGATTGAAGTTGAAGTCAAGGCAGATGACGTCCTTGAGCTTCTAGAAAACATGAAAGACAGGGCGAATGATATGCGACCTGTTTTCAGGTGGGCAAAGGGTCAGCTCGAACTAGCCAATGCAGCAAACTTCATGGCGAATGGCCTTCCAAGCGGCAAGCCATGGGCGCCTCTTGATAAAGACTACGGAACCTGGAAGTCAGCACGCTTCCCCGGACGCGGAACGATGGTTCAGACTGGAAACCTTTTTAGAAGTCTTATCAACATGAACGATTCTGCAGTTAATGTCATAGAAAAAGATACAGCTACGTTTGGAACAAATGTAGAGTACGCAAAGTTTCATCAGTACGGAACAACAAAAATGCCAGCACGAAAAATAGTATTTACTCCTAGAGAGTTCCCACGAGAACTTGGAATCAGTATGGTCAAGTACATGGTTCTTGGTGAGGAAGGAATCTTATGAGTTTGATGCATGGACCCCAGTTTGCTAAGTCATATGTCAATGAATATCTTAAATTAGATATTCCAATCAGAATAATTAGCTACAGAAATGGTTGGAACGTTGACGACATCACGCTTCCAACCCCACTTGATTTCTTCATCCACGAACCAATAGCGATGGATACTTGGCCCACCATAATCACTGCGGCAATATCTACCAGCAAATTTGAAAGAATTGGCTACGACGGGTCAGACCCTCTTTACCGAGTTGACTATTCAATGCGAACTTATGTCTGGGCAAGAGCAGATGGCGCAGA